ATTAGAAATGCCAGTGAATTAGCAAAAATATACATGGAAGTATTTAAAACCAATAATGAAAGTATTGCAAAGACAAAAGCATTTGCATTATTAAGACAGGATAGAATTATGAGAATTGTAACAGAGGAAGTTAAGAACAAAGCACAGGAACTTGGCATTACTCCTGAATTTGTACTTTCTGGCGTTAAAAGTCTTGCTGAAAGCGCTAATAGGGAGGATGTTAGATTAAACGCTCTTGAGAAGTGCGGAGAGTACATTGAAATGGAGAAGGAAGTTGCAAATCCTGGTAATAATAATGGTTTAATTGGTGCATTTGGGGCTATTTCACAGCAAATGATAGGTGGAAGTGAGACAAAAGAGTTGTTAGGTGAGTCTTTTGCTAGTGAAGTTAAGTCAGTGACACCTGTTTCGACCGATACAACCATTAAGAAAATTGATGCAAAAGTTGAGATTTCAGATGAAAAAGAGGTAAATGCTGAAAATTTAGATGAGCATTTACGAAAATTAGGGTATGACATTAATTAGGATTTTATTATGGAAGAACTATTAACTAAATTATTGGAAAATATTTTAAAAGAACGTAATGTTTTATTTCGTGAAGCAGAAACAGCGTTACTCGAAGAAGATTTTGATAAATTTAATACTATTGCTAAATATCTGTTTAAAATTGACAAGAATTAGGATACGACATTAAGTAAGGATGGTTATTATGGTAAATGAAATTAATAATATTATGTTGTTTCTAGAAAAAGAAAAATATGGTATTTCAATCAGTTATCTTAAAAATAACAACGAATGGAACTGTAGAATTTGGGACGATTTAGATATTGGTAATGTATTTTCTAACACTGGAGATAATTTTACTAAAGTTATTATCGAAACATTTACAAGATTCATATTGGAAAAAATTCCATATTTAGATAGACAATAAATGAACTCTAAATTAAACATAATACCACAAGGTGATATTCCCAATGACGAATATAGGTTATATTTATCATTTATTAATTTAAATATTTATGGTGTTACATTCTTACCTGGAGATTTTACTAAAAGTAAGCCAAGTATCTTTCATTTAGAAGTGGAAGAAGAACTAATGTCGGACAGCACTAAACCATTTTTTATAATTGTTCCAAGACAGCATGCGAAAACTACAATAACAAAGTGTAGCATTATGCATGACCTTTCTTTTTCTAAACAGAATCTGGGTCGGTTTGGAGACATATCAACATCCAGATTAAAGGACTTTTGGTACCAGGCTGCCGCTGAAAGGGAAAAGGCTGGACCACGTTATTTTGTGTGGATAGCAAAGAGTCAGGATGATAGTAAAAGAAACGCTAAGTACATGAGAAAACATTTTGACGAAAGCCAGGTTATCAATAGTTACTTTGGTAATATGCGGGGAGAAACATGGAATAAAGAGTCGATTATTACCAGAGATGGTGATTTTCTTGTATGTGGTTCTAATATGAAATCTGTTCGTGGTACTACTGAGGCTACTGTAAGTCATGGAGCATTGAGAATTTATAGAGCATTCATGGACGATTGTGAAAATGAACAGAATACAAAGACATTTGCTTCACGTGAGGAAATAAAAAAGACATTCCTTGCTGCTATTCTACCTGCTATTGAAACTACTCAACCTAAGTGTAGGGCTATTTGGACGGGCACTCCAGTTCACTTTGATTCAATGGTACAGAATGTGCTTGACGAGTATTCATTGTATAAAAAAGAGGGTCGTGAAGCCGAATACCCATATAAAGTCATAACATATCCTGCTACTCAGCCTACTATGCCCGGTGGAGTCTTATGGAATGATTATATGAGTAGGGAAGTTCTGGATAATATTAAGAAAAGGTACCAGACTTCAAATCCACCTAAATTACACTTATATTATCAGGAATATGAATTACAGGTATCGTCCCCATCTACTGCAAATTGGACTAAAGACCATATAAAGTATCATGATTATTCATTGTCTTATGGAGATGAACTTGTATATCTAATGATAAACAATGAACCAACTATTGTAAAAACCTTTCTTGGTTGCGACCCGGCAACTGACATTGAAACAAAGAGTAGTGATTATTCAGTTATTATGGTTATTGCTGTCGACCAACACAATAGAAGATATGTTCTTGATTATGTTAGAAAACTATCAATTCCTACTATTGGACAAAGAGACCCTTCAACAGACATTCTTATTGGAAAGAAGGGTGTCGTTGATTATATAATTGAATTTTATGATAAATATCATTGTACACTTGGGACAGTAGAAGATGTAGCAATGACTAGAAGTGTATTTCAGGCTTTAAACTCAAGAAAGAGACTGCTTAATAGACACGATATAAGCATAGTTGGGGCAAAGCCATCTGGTAGAGAAAAGCACAATAAGATTTATACTTATCTTGATGGACTTTTTGCTAATGGGCAAGTCTATTGTAGAGAATCTCATTATGACCTAATAAATGAAATAGTAACATTCGGACCATTAATGGCACACGATGATACAATAGAAACTTTCTACTTTGCTAATAAAAATGCTTTTCCACCAAAGGGAGCATTTAAAAGATTGTCAGTGGAAGAATCAATGAATAAAGTTAAAGAAGGAATTGATTTAACACTTGGAAGATATTTAAAAGAACCAAGAAGAAGGGGGATAAGTTGGAAAACTCGTTAACAACAATTCAAAATCAAGAGCAAAAAGATGCAAATAGGAAACTAGCGGAACAAAATGCTCAACTTATAATGATGGCCAATAATATGAAAAGGCAAAAGTGGCTATATAATGCACTTGAGTGTAATAGATATTATGAAGACGACCAATTAACTGCAAAAGAATTTAAAGAGTTGGAAGATGCGGGAATGCCAACTTTCACTATTAATATGATTCTTCCGACAGTGGAGATTGAAAGATACTTTTTAACATCTAGACCGCCTAAATGGACTACTAGTGGTAGGGATGGTAACGATTCTAGCATTGCGGACATCCATCTTAAACTATCAGACTATTGTTTTGATGTATCTAATGGTAAGTTGACCAATGGGCAGGTAGTGTTAAGTTCAATAGTTAAAGGTATTGGATATTATCATATTAGAGTTGATAAAAATATGGACAGAGGTCTTGGAGAAGTATTATATGATTGGGTTAATATGGAAGATGTTATTGTCGACCCATCATCTAGAGACATATTCTTTAGAGATGCTGGATTTATTGGCATTGCTAAAAATATGAGCAAGTCTATACTTAAATTAAATCTCCCTGAATATGCCGATAAAATTGATGCTGCCACAGGAGCGCCTCTATGTACTGTATATGACCCAAATCATAAAGCAGAAGACCTACAAACATATGCTATTAAACCTATTGACGGTGAATTTGATGATATAATTCCATATTATGAAATATACAGAAAAGTTAAAAAAAGGTTTCATCATGTAACAATGAAAAAAATACTATCACCTGAACAGAAGGATGAAATTGTAACAAATGCTACTGTAATGTTAGAAGAATATAAAATTGAACAGCAAATTAAGTTACAGGAACTTGAAAAACAGTTAAAGGATAAGTTTCAAGCAGGAGAAATGATTGAAAGTAGATTGGCTTTCGAACTAAGTAAGGCTCAAAGACAGATTAAAGAGGAAGTACAGAAGAAAAGTGAAATAATCCAATCTCAAGTTAGCGATATGTTATACCCAATTGAAACGCTTGATATTTTGGACGAAGAGTACAATAAATTTATGGAGAATAAAGAATTTGCCAGTTCTGTCGTAGATGAAAGACCTTACCATGAAGCAAGGGTTGAAGTTACTGTTTCTGTCGGAGACGATGCATTTCTGTATAGAGTAAAGACAAATTACAAAGAATATACAATTATTCCATTGCCATTTATGTGGGTAGGAAATACACTTCCGTTAAGTGCCGTAAAACCATTAATTGGAAAACAAGACGAAATCAACAAATCACATCAGATTATGTTGCATCATGCAAGTATGTCTACTAGTGGTCAATGGTTAATTCCTTCTGGTGCTATTACTGATGAAAAAGAGTGGGATGCAAATATAACCCTTCCTGGTGGACGCTTGGAATATAATGTAATTGAAGGTCAGAAACCAGAAAGATTGTCGCCTGAACCATTAAACAATGCTTTCTTTACTATTACCCAACAGGGTCGTGAAGACTTCCAGTACATTTCAGGTGTTTGGGTTCATATGATGGGTGGCGTTGTTAGTAAAGAAGAACCTTATAAATTGGCTATGGCTCGTGACCAGTTTAGCACTAGAAGGTTACAGACTTGGGTTACTAACGTTTATGAACCATGTTTAAGGTATCTTGGGAATGTATTTAAAATGGTTGCTCAGGACACTTACACTACATATAAGGTTTGGAGAATTACTAGCCCTACTGCCGGCAAAGATGAACAAGATAAAGAATATAAGATTAATGTACCAATTTGGAATGATAATGGAGACATAGTAAGTAAATGGAATGATTATGAAACTGCTAAGTTCGATGTTATGGAAGTTGAAGGCTCTACATTACCTTTAAATAAACAAGCCAAAGAAGAAAAATACCATGAATACTACAAAGAGAATTTGATTGATGACATCGCAATGATTAAAGAGACCGATATACCAGATAAAGACGGAATACTTGCCAGAAAATCTTTATACATGCAACTGAAACAGCAGGTAGATTCTAGTACAGAAGAGATTAAATCATTGAATGGGGATAATGAAACATTAAGACGTCAGGTAATTCAAGGTAATATAGCATTGCAGTCATTGCGTGGAGAACTAGAAACTAGAAAAGATGTACTTGAAACAGAGGCACAGCAGAAGAATCTAAGAACACAAATGAAAAATGAACTAGATAGTTTTAGGGATAAGTTGACCAACCAAATGACAAAAGTAGCAGATAGGTTGGCAGCCCTAGAGAAAGAGAAACAGAATGAAAAGAAAGTTGATAAAAGTAATGCGAAAAAGTAACATGGGAAAAAGAAATCGCTTGACTTTTTCATAGGTAATTAGTAATTTATTAATGAAAGTGAGTACAAAATGATAACAGAAATTCAAACTCCTCAAACAGATGGCAACCCGTCCCACGATGGCTCCGTTTATATTGAAAGTGAAAATTTCTTTGACAATCTCTCTGGGAAAATTGATGGTGTGAATGTAAAGTCTAATCCTATACCTGATGGTATTATAGGCGATAATGTAGCACCTACCCAGCAAAAAGAGGAAGTTACTAAACCAGTAGCATCTGATGAAAAGATTTCTGCATTAGAATCTAAAATCACAGAACTTGAAAATGTAAGCAAACGCTATTCAGATTCAAGTCGTGAGGGTGTTAGACTAGCAGAAGAAAATAGGCAGTTGCAACGTGAATTAGATGGTTTAAAGAATCCTCAACCGAAAGATGTTTTCGAACTTCTTGGAATTGAAAAAGAAACATTCGTTTTTGACGCAGATGAAGCCGTTAAGAATCCAAAATCTGATTCTTCACGTGTACTTCGTGCTCAGCAAACTCTTGAAGTGTATAGGCAACGAGAAGAAATGAAAGAAGAACTTAGAAAAGAGATTCTCGGTGGCATACAGGAAAAAGAGGCGGCTCAGCAGGAAGTTAAATTTCGTAAAGAATTTGGTTACACAGATGAAAGTAAATGGGAGCAGTTTAAAGAGTTTACAAAAAACACGCCTTATGATTTAAAGGCTGCTCATGTGTTATTCACAACTAAAGACAGAGATGAAAATGTTTTGAAATCTGTTCTGTCTGAAATTCAAACTCGTAAGCAAAGATTAAATAACATACCCAACACCCTTTCAAACGTTAATTCTAATGGTTTACTTGACACGTCTGGCGAATTGGACTTAGAGAAGATTCTAGGCGGTGGGAGAATGTCTACAAACTATTTTAAATAACGAATTGAAAGGGAATAACAATGGCTGATGATTATAGTGGCATAAGCCGACCGTTTGGGGACACTCCCCATACTTCTGGACATCCTGTTACGTCATTGAACGCAACTGACGTTAGCAGTAGAGTAAGTCGTTCCAGTGTTGAAATTGATACTGGCGATTTAAGACGAGCGTATGATTTTGGCTCGTCATTTACAAAAATCTCAAAACACCGAGACCCACTGCTCCATATAATGAATAAATGGCGCAAAAAACCCACCACTGACTGGAAATGGAAATACACGGTAAAACGTGAATTTGGTGGCTGGGAGAGATATGGTTACGTGGTTGGTATCTCTGCTGCTGGGGAGCAGGTTAGCGCTGACCTAGCAGTTACTGCAGGTATTGAAACAGCGTGGGTAACAACCGCTGCTGGTCCTTACGCAGATTTTCTTGATGCTTCTGTTCCTGGTGGTGGCGATGATATGTTTGCAAATTCATCTTTACCCACAACTCAGGGACAGGTTTGTTGCATTGCTATGATGGGCGATTATAAGACATCTGGTAATTTACATAACCGTATTGGAGCAACTAGTTCAGATACTGGTTTTATTAATATTGGCGACGTAGGTACGAAACCTAATTTCATACTGCAGAATCAAGTTCTTAAAATTCCTGTTTCTTCTAGTACTCCTCATGCTGGCTCAGGTTCAGTTAATGCTGTTACTGAATATGCAATGGCAAAAGTTCTTTCCGTATATGACTTTACTATTTATGGTNATGGTACTGGTACTGCAATTGCCGAAGGTATTATGGTTAATGTGAGAATACTTAAAACAAGTTCAACTCACAAATATCCTACTTCATTGCTCGCTGCTACTACTTGGGCAAAAGCAACTGCTATTGTATTCAGTGCCGCTCACTCAACTGGTGCTTCCAGTTTGGCTCAATTACTTGAACCTGCTAGAACGAAAGTTGCTGGTACTGCATATCATGAGTTGTCAGGTTATGGACAGACCTATCGTGAACAGCCGTATTCAACTGATTATGGATTGAATCAGATTTTCAAAGAAACAGCCTTGATGTCTGGAAGAGCAATGGCTACTGAATTGAAATTTGAGAAAAATCCCTGGACAGAGGAATGGCAAAAGAAAACTCTCAAAATCAACTGGGATATGGCTCAGGCTGCTTACTTTGGTGAACAGTATGAAGATGCTGATGGTGTTACCTATACCGAAGGTTTAGTTAATTTTATTCTTAATAATGGGCATAAATTTGACTTGACGTATGCCAGTAAAACTCTTGATGGTTTTCTTGATGACTTTAGTGCATTTAATGATAAACGGCTACAACCTAATATGGGCGGTTCTACTGGTTTCTTCTGTCCTACTCGGACTTGGAACTGGTTGGCAAAACTCAGTGGCTTGATGCAGAATACAATCGAAATTTCTCCCAATTATAACATTTCTTGGGGTGGCTTTGGTTCTATTGACGGCATTCAGACACGTCGGATTATGATTGATGGCTCAATGGTTAATTTCATTCTTGACCCGCATCTGGATAGCACACATGTAAAACTGGTTGCTGCTAACTTTAATGGTTGTGCGATTCGTCCTATGGTTGGTAATGGAATTAGCAGGGATTTTAAAATTATTCCTGGAGTTAAGACAGTTGAAAAGGGTGGTGAAGATTACCGTGTTGACCTTATTATGGCAGATGTTGGCTATGAGTTTTCAGTACCTGAATTAATGGCTTGTTGGACTTAACAGGAAAGGAAGGAAAAAATGAAAGCACAAAATGAAACTAGTCGAACAAAACCCGGTGATGGGAATTATGTAATTGGACCATATAATGTTTCTGAGCAAAAATTGCAGGCTTTTTCTAATAAGTACAATTTTAATCAGTTTCCAATTATTTGGGACGGAACGGTTATTGCTCACAAATATCCAGATGGACCAACATTTTATATGAATGATATTGTAGGACAAACTATTCGTGAACCAACCGCAGCAACAACTGGAATGGACTATGCTTACGATGAAGTAGAAAATGATGGTTGGGAGTTGCGTACCCATCTTAATGGCTCTGTTGGAGTCGAAGGATTAACAAAGTTCACTGTTGGTAATGCTCCTTTTTATCTAAAGTGGAGATTTAGCATTGATGATGTTTCCGGAACTGATGATTGCGCTATTGGCTTTTGCAAAGATGAAGCACATGTTGCTGCTATCGACAATAAAGATGAAATGGCATGCTTGAATGTTATTAGTGGTAATATTACTATTGAGACAATTCTTAATGGTGATGATACAACTGCTACTGACACTACTGATGATTGGGCAGATGGGGAATCTCATACTCTTGAAGTTTATGTTTCTAAGGCAGGTGTTGTAACCTATAAAATTGATGGAGTCGCTCCAACAACAACAAAGGCTTTCTCATTTGACACCAATGAAGTTGTAACTCCGTTCTTTTATTTCTTGCAGGCTGCAGACCCAGAAGTTGCCGCTCTTATTTTTGAAGAATTTGAATGTGGTCTACAATAGAGGGAGTAATTTATTATGACTAAATATTGGATTGGTTTAGACCCAAATGCCGAAGCAACTACAGAGAAATGCGCAGCCCTCGCTGCGCTCTCTGCTCTTGAAATTGCATTATTAGACGGTGCTGGTACTGGAGGAACTCCAGTTGCTGGTAAGGTCGTAGTCGCAGACGCAAATCAGAACATTGGTGTAATAAAAGGAACAACTCTTAATATTGGAACATCAGGTTCGGAGACCGCTCTTAGTGCTGCTGAAATTGTACGTGCCTGTGATGTGTCTGCTAGAATTGTTACACTTGTCGCAACTGGGGCAATTACAGAAGTCTTACATGAAGGCAAGATATTACTTCTTGGCGAAGTTGGAGGAAACGCTGCGATAACATTAACATTGCCTGCTGCTACCGGAGGTGGTGGAATTTATCGTTTCATTGTATCTGTTTTAAATGCGAGGGCGAATGGTTATAAGATTGCAGTTGTTGGTAACGATACAATTGATGGTAGTGTAAATATACTTGACGCAGATGGTACTACTCAGGCAGCCTACGCTGCTACTAGCACGGATGATACATTTATTATGAATGGTACTACAACCGGTGGACAAATTGGTGACTGGGTAGAATTTGTAGACATCGCTGCTGACCAGTGGGCTGTTCGTGGACAATTGGTTTGTGCTGCTGGTTCAAACATTGCTGACCCGTTTAGTGCAACTGTAACTTAGAAGGGAGAATAGACAATATGACTAAATATTGGATAGGACAAGACCCTAACGCAGAGGCCACTACGGCAAAATGTGCCGCTCTTGCTGCTTTATCTTCCGACGAAACGGAATTATTAGATGGAGCAGGAACGGGTGGAACTGGAGTGGCAAGTAAGGCATTGGTTGCAGACTCTAATCAGAACATTGGAGTTATTAAGGGAACTGCTTTACATATCGGAACATCCGGTAGTGAAGTAGAACTTTCTGCTGATGAAATTGTTCGTGTTTGTGACGTTTCGACAAGGGTTGTAACTCTTGCTGCAAGTACGACGATAGCAGTAGCAACACATGAAAATAAGATACTATTGCTTGGAAAATCTGGAGCAGCGTATACAATGACACTTCCAGCAGCGTCTGGTAGTGGTGCTATTTACAGATTTATTGTATCTGTTGTTAATACTTCTACTTATATTATTACTGTTACTGGTAATGACACTATTGATGGAAGTGTTGATATATTAGACTTGGCCGGTACTGCTCAAGCCTCTTATGCTGCTACTGGTACAGTTAATGCCATTACTCTTAATGGAACTGACCAGGGTGGAGCAATAGGTGATTGGCTTGAATTTCGTGATATAGCGGCAGACCAATGGGCAATCAGTGGTGGACTAACTGTTCCGGCAGCAAGCACTCCGGTTGCAGACCCATTTAGTACTGTTTGATAATTGTTTTTTAACAGGGCTGGCGTTGGGCTACATACTTATCTACTCCTTTCTTTGTGAAGCCATGAAAAGATTAGTTCAACGCCGGTCAAACCCTGGAGCATTTAATTGACAGCGTCAACGTTAAAAGAACAAGTAGCAGGATTAACAAA